CCAGAGTTTGAAGATGAAACTCCAGTAAATCCATTTGATTTCTGGGAGGGTGCGAACTTCAAGTTGAAGATTCGTAAAGTTGAAGGTTATCAAAATTATGATAAGAGTGAGTTTGAAAAACCTGCACAACTTGTAGAAGATGAGGCTGAACTCGAAAGAATTTGGAAGACACAATATAAATTGAATGAATTTACTGATGATTCAAATTTCAAAACTTTCGAGGAACTTCAAGAACGATTGAATACTGTTCTTGGTCTTGATTCACCAAAGGTGACCCAGATGTATAAAACCGCTGAGCCATCTACAACACCAACTGAGAAGCCAACTACGGCTGAAGATTATACTGGTGAAACTACAGGTGAAGAAGATGAAGAGATGTCATACTTTGCTAAACTAGCCAACGAGTAATCTATATAAACATCTATGCCAGTGCCGTCATCATGTTTAGAGAACTGGTGGTAGGCATTTCTCTCACGGTGTTTTCCGTGTTTTGATATGAGTATGAGTTATTGATTACTGGCATAGATGTTCCTCCACCTCCTCCTTGTGATGCAATCGCAGGTATCATAGCCATCATAGAATCTCTCTCTTGTTTCAATCTATTGTTATCAATTATGTCACCGATAATTTGATTGAATTTCTTTTCGGTAAATACTAATTCTTGACCTTGTGCAGTTGGTTGATCTCCAACTAAAACACTTTGCATTGAACCTGGACTATAAGCACCAAAACCTCTTGCTTGTTTGTCTTCAGGTCTGAGTTTTATTTTTTTAAGTCTCTGTTGGTCTCTAAACATTTTTACTATTTGTCCACCTGTATCAAATAGATTTGGTGTAGTTAAAGGATGCATATTAGGACCTACCTCTTCTATTCTGCTTTGCATTTCTGTAGGTACCCAATTTCTCCAATTGGTATTTTCATTTGCATTTATCTGTTCATTATTATCAAGTTTTCTTTGCAAATATTCTCTGAGATAGAATGCTAAATCTTGTGAACCTGATGCCTCTATTGATGCTTCGGCGGTCTTTTTAACATTTTCTCTTTGGGCTACGGCGGTATCTGATTTACTAAATTCAACTTGTATAGCATCAGATTCTTCTTTAAGAATTTTTCTCGCTAATGATTGATCTTCTTTCAGAACTATACCCTCTAAATCCGCATTAACATCGCCTTTTTCAATTTCACCTGCTTGAAGCGAGGCAACAATTTTTCTTCTCAAAGCAAGTTCACGTAGTTTTTCTTCTTTTTCTCTATATTTTGGTCCTTGTCCAGTTTTACCTTCTTCTTCTAATGCCTTTTGCATTTCGAGTATTTGATTATCAAGTGATTTGATTTTACCTCTTCTTTCAACTTTTGATTGAAAATGCTTATCGAGAAAATATGTCGCAAGAGATCCTAACAATAAACCTACAAGACCTCCAAATAACATACCAAGAGGTCCGCCTACCATACCTATAGCGGCACCTGCTTTAAATCCTGCCATACTTCCTAATACTGCACCTCCTGCAGAAAGCATCATAAATTTTAAAGGATTTCTTCCTATAGCATCTTGCATATCCGCCGAACCTAAAGCACCAGCAACACCACCTAAAGCACCACCTATTAATGCACCTAAGACAAGCCCTTTTATACCGAATGATGATCCAAATTTTGCTCCTGCTAACGCACCACCAACTAATCCTAAACCTCCAGTCACCAAAGGTGATACATCACCAGTAAAGATATCTCCAAGAGATTCATCATCGTCTAATGATTTGGCAACTAATGATAAACCACCAGCAACTAATGCACCAGCAATTGCCGCCTTAGGTCCGCCAAAAGCAACACCTGCTAATGCCCCTCCAGCAACTGTTGATAAAAAATCATTTTTCTTTAAAAACTCTGTAAAAATAACATCCATTTTACCAGTGAATGTTTCTTCTTTTTCTATATTTTTTTTGATCGATTCCCATATACCAGGTGCTAATAATAGACCGCCCATCAAACCTGCAAGACCTTTATAGAACCCACCGCTGAATTTTACGCTATTCCAGAGACCTGTAAAAATTCCTTTACCAGCAGAACCTAATGCTCCTGTTAAAAAGAAATCCATAAACTTACCGAGAATGCCTTTAGATGGAATTTTTTTGTCAAAAAGACCTTTACCACTTTTGCCAGATACTTTTACTGCATCTTTTTTTGCTTCAAGTCCTTCTTCTAATCTTCTACGTGCATCTGCTCTATCTGATTTTAAAAAATATGCAGTGAGATTTCTAATAGATTTTGTTGTTTCTCTTTGGGCTTCAAGTTGACCTTTATTTTGCTCTTTGAGTGAACTTACAAGGCTCTCAAATTCCATTTTTCCTAATGTTTTTCTGGCCATTTTATCTCTGGTTTTGTTGATCTCTCAACTTTTCGTTTTCCTCTTGAATATGTTGTATCAATAATGTTATGTAAATATCTCTTTCATATGGTATCATTTCATTTAGTTCAGTTAAACTATATTTGTGATGTTGCATTAACTGAAAGTTAGTAACGTAATGGTTCTGTAAAGATTCGTGACACAGGCTTATGCGAAAAAATCTTCTATTCCACTTAAAGTTACATGTTCAGTACAACCACAACCATCACACACATAATCAAATTCATGCCTTAGATAAGGCATAGTTTGAAAAAAATTTCTCATATCTTCAAACTGTTTTGTATTCAAACTATTTAAAAAATCTAACATCTCTTCTTTTGTATGGTCATCAGTATAAAAAACTGAATCGTCTTGATAAATCATTTCTATATTATCAATCATAATGTCAAAGACTGCATCAATTGCATTTACTTCTTCATCATTGTCAAATTTATTAAATCTATTGTACATGTCTAAACCTGGGTATTTCATAACAACACCAACATTATCAGATAAATCTATCTTTTTAGTATGTCCTTCAAGTGATGTTGGTTTGATCTGTTTTAGATTTATTTTTACATCCTGTATATGCTTACATTCTTCTTTATTTGAATTTAAATCGTCAGGATGTTTAAATCTTAAAACAATTTCTTCACCTACCGAAACACTTCTCATGCTCAAAAATAAATATTGAATATCAAAAATCGGTAATTTCTCGACATCTATATCATTCATCACGCAACTTGAAATAATTTGTTTCATTGATCTCATCATTTCTTGTTCATCATTACTTTCTAATGCCATCAACAAAATTTTTTCTTCTTTCACCAAGAACGGACGATATTGTATCGTTTCTCCCGATGATGTTAGAGTCAATTCATAAGTTGGTGCATTAAGCACCGGTAAAGCCATAATGTCTCCTTGTTAGCCTGTGTCACAAAATATTATCCTCCTTGATTGCTATTTGGATTTTGCAATCTATCAGCAGGGTTTAAAGTTTGCTGAGAAGGGGTATTAAATTGAAGATCTTTTGCCTTCCATTTTCTATAAGAAAATGTAACAGAAAATTTTGCATAGTCATTCATCTGACCAAATCCTACGTTTATAGCACTTACGTTTTGAGGAAAAACTTCTAAATAATCTATCTCGTACATTACTTCATTATGATTATCCAACAATTGTAGATTAATATTTCCTACCAAACTATCATAATACTCTACATCAAAAGTATTAATATCAATAATATAATCTGCCCATTTATCAAAAAATCTTTTTTCTATTAGATAAGCATCTGAACACATAAAAGTAAACGTTGACTCTATAAATTGTACATTATATGGTATTTGTCTTATTGGTCCATATAATCTTGCATCACTTCTAGAAAATGATCTGCCTGGAAGTTCTGCACTTTCTACCGTCATAGCCAATGTTTGTGTGTCAATACTTGAAGCGAGTTGAACTGAAGAAGGGCAATATATTTTTGCAATATACCTATTTACTGGTACAGGATTAAAACTTGTAAGGTCTGTTAATTTTCCTATGTCTATCATTTGATCATGCTCCTACTATGCCCCCAAACTACGAGTTTGTTTTCTTTCTTAAAACGTTCTGTGGGTAGAAATAATGCTATTTCTCGTTCATCATCTGCAATTTCAACGACCTTAGAACTTATGTGTTTGTACAAATATCTTTTGACTGTTGGTTTTACTTCTTTAATTCTTGACAGTGCTTTCCAATTAATACCTCGTGCTTTATCGATCTCGTCCATTAATTTTGCTCTCAAGAGAGGAGGTAAATAGTGCATATTACACCCAATGAAACCATTTGGCTTAAAATCAAATACAAGAACAAGAGGAAATCTATCATAGTATTTTAATTCTTTCTTATATTTTGGATCATAAAAATATGCAAACATTGAACCAGGCCCAATATTACGTTTGCTTGTCTTTTTTGATCTCTGATAGAATTCATCAGCAGTATCAACTTTCGTAAACTTACTTCTTAATTCTGATTTTAATGCCCTGGCTTTTCTCTGAAACCAATCTCTTGCGTTTCTTGTTTTTACATTGCCTTGACTTTTGTTTAACGCATCCTTGAGTTTTTCAAGAAACGATTTTTCTCTTTCAGCCATACTATTATTTATTGCCAAAGATGTGATCTTCAGTCAAAATCTGAAACTTCCAACCTCTATCTTTACAATATTCAGTTGCGGCTTTCCACTTTGCTTCATTTACACCATATGTGTAAACTTCTCGTAGATATCTTTTTGTTATACGTGATTTCTTTTTAGGCGCAGTTGTTTGTGCTTTAGGTTTGACTTCTATTAGAATACCTTCTTTAATACCTTTGTTATTCAATACTTGAATCCAGAAGTCTGGAAAATATCTATGTACTTTTTTGTCGATAGGTGAACGATATGGAATAACAATTTCTTCACTCGACCATTTTAGAATACTTGGATTGTCATCACAATACAACATAAACTTACGTTCCCATAATGAACGGTATGTTACACTTGTAGGATCACCTTTATATTTATCAAGATTTTTAACTTTGTACCGACCTTTGTAACTCATACTAAATATTATGTATATCAGGAGAATAATGTCTAACCCAGTAGAAAAAATTCAAGCATTAAAAAGTCAAGGTGAAAATGATTTTGCCTTTCCTTCTTCATTAGGTGGCTCAAGCGAAGAAAAACATTTTACTTACATATTGATTAAGGATATCGAAAAAGGAGGAAAACAAACATTAGTAGGTACAATTGCATTACCTATGCCTTTGGATATTGTTGATGATTATAAAGTAGAATATGCAGATGCTAATTTAGGACCTTTAGGTGCTACTGCGGTAGGTGTTGGCGGAAGTATTGCAAGTGAGCCGAGTTTAGATAATATAAAAAAATCACTTTTGAGTGGTTTAGGATCATTTAATTCAGGACTGCTTGGACAAGTTGTTGCAAAAAAAGCAATATCTATGATACCTGGAATTAGTACAGGTGATGGACGAGCCGCCGCTGGACAGATTGTAACATCTGCTACAAATAAAGCAGTGAACCCATACATTACAGGCGTATTTAAAAGTATAGGTTTTAAAACTTTTAATTTTACTTTTAGATGTCATCCAAGAAATTCAACAGACACACAAAATTTAACACAAATTATTAAATTTTTTAGAAATTCTATGTTACCTGATGATGTCGTAGTTGATGTAGATTTTGGTGATCCAGAGTTTACTTACAAACAACAAACAGGATTGCAAACATTACCAAGAAGATTCTATTTAGATTTTTTTACTTCAACAGGTGACTTTGGAGTAGAAGATGCACAACTCTATGGTTCTCGCTATTTGCCTAGTATCAATGATGCCGCCATGACCAGTTTTTCAGTTGATTATGAGACGGAAGGGGCACCTGCATTTCATAAAAATTCATCGCCAGTTAGTACAATCTTAAACATGACATTTACAGAATCTAAAATTTATACCAGAGATAATGTAAGAAAAGAAAATGATAGGTATCAAATTTTACAGGAGAAATTTTAATGTCACCGCAGGAAAAATTAGAAAATATAAAACGAAGTCTAGGTGTTACTACAATTGAAAAATTTCCTGAAAATGTTGCTAGTGATGAAGTTGGTCATTTTATGATGATAACCGAGTATCAATTTAAAAACACAAATACAAAAAACAGAGATGCTTTAACTCGTTTTTCAGAACAAATAACAACTACTGCACCATATGAATCACGTAATGCATTTGCTTTGTACTTACCAAAAGGTTCTTTAAAAACACAATATTCTGCAAGTCATGAAAAAGTAGACTTTGGATTTTTTGGTGCCTTGTTAAATTCAGAGTCATCAGATATTTTAAATCGATTACAAGCACAACTTCCAGGTATTATGCAATCTGATAGGAATGACATAAGCAAATCATTTAATTTTTATAAAAATATTGCGACAACTGTAGGTGATGAATTATCACCAAATGTGAATAGATATATTAATCAAGATATGAGTACAAAAATGGCATTTAACATTGGTCAAGCGGTTGGTGGATTATTATTATCAAAAGATAAGACTGCATCAGTGGCATCATTATCTATGAGAAAAACTGGAAATCCATATTCTACGTTAGTTTTTGCAGGTGTTAAAGAACGAAGACAACATGCATTCTCATTTGATTTTTACCCAAGAAGTTCTTTGGAATCTGAAAACATTTTAAAAATCATAACAAAATTGAAAGCAGGTATGTTACCTGATTATCATAAACCTGATGTTGAAAATAAAAAAAAGGTTGAAAAATATCAAGTTGAAAAACTTGAAACTAAACTGCGGTATGACGTTCTGAGCGGTCTAAGCACAAATGTAACCTCCATAAAAACAAAACCTGCATCAGATGCTCAAACAAATTTATTGAAGTCGGCATTTTTCAATTATCCAAATGTTTACACAATAAAATTTTACAAAACAAACGGCACGAAAAATGAATTTCTTCATCAGATAGGTCAGTCATCAATATTAAATTTAAAATTGTCATATGGTGAAGGAGGTCAGCAAGTGTTTTTTAAAAATGGTGCACCTCAACATGTCAAAATGGATATCACTTTCAAAGAAAATTTTGCATTATCAAGAAATCTTGCTAAAAATTTAGAGGGTTAACATGTCAGAGTATTTTTCAAATCTACCATTAATTACATATGATTTAGATAGAAAGAAACCATCTACTGAATATGTGGCGGTAGACATTTTTAGAAGAAATTTTGTAAGAGATAAAGTTCTATCAAATATAACATCATACTATCCTTATCAAGTTCAAGAAGGCGAGAGACCTGATACTCTTGCACACATGTATTATGGTTCAGTAGATTTTATGTGGTTAATATTATATGCAAATGAAATTTTTGACGTATATTATGACTGGCCTTTTTTTGGGCGACAATTCGAAAAATTTGTAGAAAATAAGTATGGTTCGATACTCTCTGCATCAAATACGGTTCATCATTATGAGCAAATTTTAAGAACAGAAGTGGCGGCAACTGCTGATACAGAGAGAATACTAGAAAAGACAGTTCATGTAGATAAGAATACCTATGATAATTTACTTGCGAGTGAACGAAAAAGTATAAGTAATCTAGATTATGAAGTTTTAGAAAACGAATCAAAAAGAAATATTATTTTAATCGAAGATGTATATGCACAACAAATTTTAGAGGAATCTAGAACATTATATGGCTGATGCGAAACAAGATAATCAACAACCTGCTGAATCTAAAAGTGGCGTTGTTATTACGAATTACAAAAACGAAAAAATTGAATTAGATTCTAGTGTTGTAATTGATTTTGCCATACACGAATCTTTAAATGATAATGTTATTCATGGTGAAATAACAATACTTGATATCGGTGGTTTTGAAGAACGAGTACCAATTATAGGACAAGAGAGAATAAACATTAGATTTGGATCAAAAGATTTGAATAATGTTCCGATACAGAATAAACATTTTGTCATTTATAACATGTCTCCAAAACTAATTGATGAGAGCAGAAAACAGGCCTATGTATTGTATTTTGTTTCGGAAGAGTATATTGCTAACTTAAAATTTAAAGTGTCACGTTCATATAAAGATTTTGGATATGAAATAGTAAGTGACATATATCACGAATTTATCAAATCACGAGTAACTTTTCAAAAACCTTTATTTGGATATGAGAAAGATAATAGCGACTCTACACTTTTTCAAATGCAAATGGTCATGGGTATGTTTAGACCTTTTGAATGTATTAATCTTGTTGCTAAAAAATCAGTGTCTGGTAGAGGATCGACTATTGGAGCGAAATTTCTTTTCTATGAAAATAAAGATGGCTTCAATTTTAAAACACTCGATACTCTCATGCAACCAAAAACATCTGTACAGGATCTTGAAACATATGAAGGGGAATCAACATTAGCAAATGTAAATAAATCAAAGCAATTGCAATTTGAAGAAAATCCAATTGTTGACAAATATATCTTGATGCCAGCAAATGCCATGTCAGAGGGTGATATTTTTGATTTGTCTTCCGAATCAAATATCATTACGTCATTCAAATTTGAATCGACTTTTAATGTTGTAGCAAATTTAGTAGGTGGCATGTATAATTCTAGATTATTAACTTACGATCCAATCACTATGAGAGTTGGAGCAATCGACAATGAAGGAGCATACGCATCTACATCTGGATCAACCAAGGCAACAAGAAAATCAAGTGTAAGACAAAAATTTTATGATTTTGATTATTTGCGAAGATTCAATCAATTTACACATAATTTTGGATCTGCAAATCCAATCATTACTAAAAAACATTTTGCATATGGAAGCCCAGAAGCCAGTTACAAATATATGACCACAAACTTTGAAAGAGATGCGAGAAAACAAGTAAAAATTTTATCAAAGGATATGGGTCAGGAAACAAATTATGATTTTCAAACTGAGAGATGGTTGTTACCAAATAACTCGAAAAATAGACAAATGAAAAATATAGTTCTTTCAATTAGAGTACCTGGAAATCATACAAGAACTGTTGGTGATATAGTAAATATCGATTTGCCGTCATCACATTTTGCAAACGAAAAGCATAGATATTATTCTGGAAATTATTTGATTACGGAATTAAGTCATAAAATTGTTGGAGATTCTTATTATATGGATATGAAATTAGTTAAGGATAATTTGTCTGAAAAATTAGAAAATTTAGAAGATCTGTATGGAGTGACCAATCAGGAAATGTTAGATGCTGGTGCCGATCAATCTTTTCTAGATGCACTTGTAGCGGACGATAATACATGGAATGAAGATGAAGCAGGTGAAGAAGACTATTAAGGAGTATAAATGTTAGACTACACACAATTTAAAACTGCCGTGCCATTAGAAGAAAAACTTATTGTCTATGGTGGCGGTAAAAAATATGGACAAATTGTTTTTCTCGCTGGAGGTGCAGGATCTGGTAAAGGATTTGCTTCAGAGAAATTCATGCAAAAAGAACTATTTAAGGTTCGTGATGTTGATGAATGGAAGAAAGCATTCATAAAATTGTCTTCAACGATGAAAAGATATTCTGAACTTAAAGGTTTGAATTTAAGAAATCCTGATGATGTATTCAAGTTACACATGGCAGTTAAGAAGATGGGTATAAAAGGTAGAAGTCTTCAATTGCTTTTGAGAGATGTAAGACCTGACAGACTGCCTAACATCATGTTTGACATAACATTCAAAGATACTGATGAGATTAACGAAGCAATGCCTATGTTGTTGAGAGCAGGGTATCAACCTAGAGATATTCATATCACATGGGTTCTTACAAACTATCACATTGCAGTCAAGCAAAACAAAGAACGAGATAGAGTAGTACCTGATGATATTATGATTGCTACGCATACAGGTGCCGCCACATCAATGTACAATGTAATTCAAGGTAATCTACCAAGAGGTGTTGATGGACAAGTGAATGTTGTGCTTAACAATAAAAATAACACAATTAAATTTAAGAGTAGCGAATTTACAAGTGATAAAAAAATTGAAAATGTACAAGACTTTGAGTATTTCAGGCTCAAGCGAGAAGGTCAACCTATCGATACTTCTGAAAAAGCAATTCATAAAGTAATGACATGGGTGAAGAGTAACATACCTAGAAATAGAAAACTCATAGATCTTTTCAGAGATAAAGAAGGTATCATAGTTAAAGAACCTACGAAAGCAACAAGAGACCGAAGTGAAGTTGAAAAGTTCGGTGTCGGCAGAAGAATTAAACAGAGACTTAGTGCCTAATGGAAAATTTTGCTCAAGCATTTAAAGAATTTGATGCCCAATCTTTTATGGGTAAAAATGGTTTTGTATGGTTCTACGGTGTTGTAGAAGACCGTCATGATCCGTTATATCTTGGTCGTGTAAAAGTTAGATGTATTGGTTGGCATACTGATGATAAAACTCCTGGCTCTGGCATACCTACAGAAGATTTGCCTTGGGCAGATGTAATCAATCCAATAACTTCTGCTTCTATGTCAGGCATTGGACGATCTCCTACAGGTATGGTTCCTGGTACACATGTATTTGGATTTTTTAGAGATGCGAATGAAGCACAAGAACCTGTCGTGCTTGGTACGTTAAATGGTATTCCTGAAAGATTGTCAAATCCAGAAAGAGGTTTTTTTGATCCAAGAACACCTGAACAAAGAGAGCAAGATCCTTTTCCTCCTCTTTTTATAGAAAGAACAAGATCACCTGAGAAGACAAAGATAATAAACCATTTTCCAGTGTTTTCGCAAAATATTAAAGACGGTACAAAATTACATGAAATACATGGCGCAAGTTCATGGGCAAAACATAAATCGTTTTTAGAATTATCAAGAGATGATATATCACAAAAAGCAGAAATTGTCATCAAAGGTTTAAGAAAACCAATCAATACAAACGATTATACAACTGCATATGTTCCTGCAAATAACGAAAATGTAAGACTAGGATCTTATATCAATTTTTCTGCACACCCAAATGAGAATAGAACATCATTTAATGAAGATGGTTTTTTAGAATACAGTTTACCAACAACGAATATTCTCGCATCTGCAAAACAAAAACATAAAGACAAATTCATAGATCAAAAAAATCCATTCACAAGTGTTATATTTAGAACTCATCGAATTAATCAAGAACTAGAAGATTATAGAGTTGCGTTACATTCAAATATTGAGACCACAAACCCTGACAAAAAAATCAGTCAACCTGGAAGCACAGGAACTTTAGGTGAGCCATCTTATCCATTTAATCATGTGACTTATTCTGAAAGCGGACATCTTTTTGAAATGGATGATACTCCAAATAAAGAACGTGTGAGACTTATGCATCGTTCAACATCATACTTGGAATTTTTACAAGACGGAGATAGGGTTGACAATACTGTAGGTGAAAAGTTTGATATGGTTGATTCTAATATTAACACTCATGCTTTAGGTAATTCATTTACAAATATAAATGGGTTTTATGATTTATTTGTGAACGGTAGTGTTAAGACGGTATCGCCTAGTCCGTATGACAGTACCGCTACGAGTGCATATAATGTTAAAATAGGATCAGGTAATGCCACAGTTGCAACTGTTGATGGAGACATCAATATTGTTGCTGGTGGTAATGGTCGTGTAATATTAAAAGGTTCAGACATTGTTTACACATCAGGTGATGGTAAACCAATAGATCAAAAAACTTTTGGATTAGATAATCAAAATCTCAAAGGTTTTAGTATGGGTCAAGTAGATTTGAGATCTAAATCTATGAATTATAAATCTGAAGGTGCAATACAGATGAATTCTTCAAATCACAATATTGTGACAGGAGATTATACAATTAATGCGAATAAATCTATTAAAATGTCTGCGACATTTGGATCAAAAGAAACTATAAATGGATTACTCACGTTTGGTTTTCCTGGAGAATTTAACATAGGTAAACAAGTTAATATTCTTGGCGGTAAGATGGAAGTCAATTCTATAAATCCATTAGGAGGTTTCGATGTAAATGTAGGTCCTGCAGGCTCACTTACTTCATCGTCTATGAATGCATTAGGTTTTGATTTATCAACATTAGGAAAATATAAATTAGGTGCGAAAGTTGCAATTGACATGCACTCAATGGGTCCAATATCAATTGTATCAGATTTACCTATGGGTATATTGTTAGAAAACCTGTTAGGTACTATTAATATACAAGCAACAGGAAAAATAGCAATTGAAAATAAAATAGGCTCTTTAGGTGCTATATTGGATGAATTAATGCAAGCATTATTGCAATTAAATGTTCCTACTGGTGTAGGTCCTAGTGGTACCCCAATTAACGCTCCTGCATTAACCGCAGTTCAAACAAAATTAAAGGCATTATTAGCATGACAGAAGATGTAATATTCGAAGAACAAAAAATCAGAAATCATAAATTGGAAAATGTTTTACAAAAAACATTAGATTTTAATATTCAATATTTGGATTTCTTAGAGAATAAGTTAAAAGAAATGAGACAAAAAAGAGATGAGTTAAAAAATGGCTGAAGCACCTGTAGAATTTGATCAGAAAAAATTATTTGATCAGAGTGATCCTTTGCTAAATGCAGTATTAACAAATATTGCAACTTTTGCAAGTGATGTTTCTGGTGGACTTGGTACGTTAGTTGAATTTTTAAATCTGACTAAAATTTATTTGAAAGCAATTGCTGATCCAATAGCATTAATTTTAATACCTGCGATAGATCAACTCATCGAAGCAATTGAAGATCTAAAAAATATTGGGTTTGGAACCTTGTCTGTATGGCCATGGGAAACAGGAAAAGTTGAAAGTGGAATTGATTCGACAAAAGCACTTGAAGCAATACAATCACTTATTGTTGCGTTGAATCAAATTAATCCTGACAATTTAAAATGGAATCCTAGAACAAATCAATTTCAATCTGTAACCGTTTTAGGTGACAGAGATGATTTGCAACAACAAGGAGCAGGATTTTTAGACTCACAACCATTTGGTTTTTCTGCTTTTGAACAGGTATCAATCTCAACAGACGAAGAGGGTCGAACTGTTGAAGCAAAAAATTTAGACAAAACATTCATTAACAATACTTTAAATACCATTTACAATTATTTAAATCCAAAAGAATGGGAAGAGGGTGATGATGCAACAAAACGTTTTATCAATACATTAAACGAATCATTTCAAATAAGAACACTTACACCTTCGCAATTTGTTTCGGAAGTTAGTAGTTCTTTTGATGATACAAATGATCCAGCAAGACCTGTTGGTAGCGGTGATTATATAGCGTTTGTAGGGTTTTTTGCATTACCTACGCATCACGCTTTGAGAGATATGATTAATTCACTTCTTAAATTCTTTGCAAATTTTTTGAGAAACATACCTGATCTTCAAGACGATAAGGTTACAGATATTGAATTAGGACATCCATTAGTAATTCCAGGATTAGAGACTGATTTACTTTTAGAAACATACGATGCTATGGAGGCGGCAGATAGTGAATTAGTAGATGTTGCTAATGAACTTTCTGATGCACAAGAGGCCGAGGCCATAGCCGCAGTAACATCACTATACGGAGTTAATTCTGATAATATAAAAAAATATAACTCGATCTTAAAAACATCAAGAGAACGATATAAAAATGAATTTAAAAGAAGATGGGATTTAGCAAGTCAAATAAATGAATTACAAAAACAATTATTAACTTCACCAGATACAATATCAATAGAACAAGAAATTGCTCGTTTATCAGACTTAGCAACAAAGGCGGCCGAAAATATTAGAGTTGAAATAATTACACAACAAGAATACGGAAGACAGTTGGCAAATGCTACTGCCGAGGCAAATAATTTACAATCCGATTTTAACGACAAAGAAGAAAAGACAAAGCAAATTCAAGCAAAAAGAAATGCGTTAGAAAAAAAGAGAAACAATATTAGTCTTGATACAACTGTTTTGCAGGAAAAATTCTATACCTTAGATAATACATCGATGAGAGATCTGTCCGCAATAACAGAAGAAAAAATATTTACACCTAAAAATAATACCCATAATGGTGTGACAATACCGATGTTTGAAGAGGGTGCATTAATTCAACAAGGACACGTATTTAATGATTTTACCGCAGAAGTTGTCAGGCATGTAGAGATACGAGTTAAAGACGGACAAGTAATTAGTAATAAATTAAAGGTCAGGAAAGTTAGAGGAAATATTAAACATAATACAAGTTCACCTATGCAACAAATAAATGTTCCTCCAATTATTGCATTAGATGGAAAACAATTGGATTCGTTTGGAATTTTGAAAACAGGTCAAGGTATTCAAGGAGCAAAAGATGCTTTAAATTTTCCTATGTTTGCGCCGACTAATCCTGACGTGCCTCAATTACAACCTGCTTTAAAATTTAAAGCAACTATGGAAACAGGTAGTAATATTTTACGAACCGTATTACCAGTTAATGATGAATTGATAAAATACAACTCTACAGGTTCTGCACAAGATGATCCTTTGACCGTCACCGATATCTATACCGATCAAAATTTGATTGGTAAATTATCCTTTCAAGTTACGATGGAAAATTTTGTTGAAAATCTTACGATTGGATCACCAATCACGCATAATTTTTTAGTTACGTCTTCTGTATCCGAAGTAGATATTCCTGTAAATCCTTTTGACAGATTAGGGTGGTCATTATTTCCTGGCATGGGACTAACGCCATGCATCAAAAAAGTTTTGATAGATGGAAAAGAACTGAAAAAACAAGACATAAAAACACAATTATTTAAAACTAGGAAAAAAACTTCATCTTCAAAAGACGTTGAATATGAAAGTATGAATGAAATAACAATAGAAATTGGAAGAGTAACGAAGTCTGGTGAAATAGAGTCATATGACACAAAGAATGTAATAATACCAAATAAAATTGTTAATAATGCATTTCTTGATGTGCCTTTGACTTTGCATAAAATATCTGGCACTAGATCGAGCATACCAAATTGGAAGTTTACACGAATACAAGATATCTTTCCGGTGTATGGAAGAGTTTTAGATCGAATAGTAGATAAATTAGAATTTGCAAAAGATTTGGCATCTGGTTCATTAGATGACATAGACAAATGGATACAATATTTTGAGGATCTTGTACGAGATTTAAAAACTTTAAACAAAGAAATTCAAACTTTATTACAATTTTTAGCATCAGGGTTGGATAAACAGGGTTTATATTTTGCAAGTTTTTCTGGTAATGATGGTGTCAATGGGTTTAAAAGAAAACTTTCTAGTGCAAAAATAAAAAACGTCAATCTTGAACCGATCAAAGAATTTTCTCTTGAACCTGTCGTAGTAAACAGAATTGGGGGTGATGGTGAAACGGTTCAAGCAGAAGTATTAAAACTTGTACAAAAAGAAGATCCTGAAAGCGTGGGCGAACAATTGATCGATTGGTCTGATCTCGACTCTTTAAAATATAGTGGAGGATTTGTTTTTTATGCACAAGGAAACGATACTAAACTTTTAGAGAAATTTTTATTAACAAGTGGTTTAAAGAAAGCGGAAGACAAAGAAAATCCTAAACCAGAAGTAACAGCCACAGACGGTGACGATATAGATTTTAATGTAGTGAATTCTTTACTTGAAAAAGTACAACCAGAGGTTGATAAGATTGAAATAGAGCAAACAGGATTCATTAACGATACTGTTTTTGTACAGGCAGATGGTGCCGAACTTGTTAGAAAAAACACACAAATAAAAATTACATTTAAAAATGATAGTATATCTTTGACTGAGGAAGAAAAACAAACAATAAGAAATGCTAAAGGTAATGATTTTATTTTCGATGTCGATATAAATTATGGATCAATAATTGCATCAAGTGGAAATGTTGATGAAGGAAACGTTATATTATCAAATGATAATTTTGAAACTGCAACACCATTAAATTATTCGGTACAACCAATTAGAGAAACTATAACTGTAAACGAACAAGAGATAGACGTAGTAAAATCAGTTATAGTTAAGCCTCAAAATAAACTGGAAGCAAAAACAAACTTTAAATTAAAAGTAAAAAAATCCATATTAAATAATAGTAATCAACAACTCAAAGAAGAGTTTGTGATGACTTTAGGATTTACAACAACATCAACTACAATAATTGATATCGGATTACTATAATGGCATTCAATAGAGAACGAATTGATTCAACTGCAAGTGATTTCGATGTTAATGAAATCAATCAAAATAATTTCTCAAACAATACAATTTTTGTACCTTTAGATAAATCATTTACACTTACGTTTGATGATCCAGTTGATTCCGAAACAATATCTCTTCATACAAATAATACAGACATAGATGTAAGCGAAAGAGGTAAAAGAGGTTCTGTGCAATTATCCTGTGTTGGTGATCCAGGACTCGGTTCTGATGCCGATTCTTTGAATTTAAGATTGAAAAAAGGCACGAGTAGTCCTCCATTTGTCATATCATCTTCTCCTGGTACTTTGATAAAAGATCAAGATGCTACTATTGAAGTAGAAATGTTGTCACAACCAGTTATATCAAACGCAAACGCTACATTTTCTTTTGAACCAGTAGTTAATTTGGCCAGTAATTCAACGTATGTTTTCAATGTGACAAAGGATGTTCAAGATAAAGATGGTAGTGAAACCTCGTTTACCGTTGGTACAGGTTTTGTTACGGATAATACTAGAAGTTTAATTTTAAGTTCTAGACCTTTTAATGGTCACATTATCAATTTACCATCGGATAATGAATTAAAGTTTGAGAAAGATGAAGTTGTTAAAAAATCTGAAAGAAATTTACCAGTGGCAACTGTTATTAAACACGATGAAGTTTCAGTATTAACTTACGATCTAAACCCCGTTTGTTATTTTATAAATGTGGCGTTTACTGCCGCAAATCCATGTGTGATAACAACCTCAACTGATCACGGACTATTTGCTGATAATAAAATTACGATATATGATATAGTAAGCGGTAGTGGATTATCAAAAAGAACATACTCAATATCAAGTGTAACAACAAATACAATAACATTAGACGGTGTTAATACATTATATGGTACTGCTGGTAGAATAAATTTTTATGTCGATTTTTCTGCTGATGATGAGATTGTTTCTACGGGTAGAACAAAAATTTTGCCTCCTCGAGAATCTGTTTGGGCAGGCACAGATATTCCTATAACTCTACCAGCGCCTTTTCCAATACCTACTATACCAGGAATACAGACTCCATCATTTCCAATCGAAAGTTTTCAGGCAACAGAGGTATCAGATAATATACGAATAAAGGCGACCTCAAACCCAAGAAAAAATTTTGTTGATATAGAATTAAACAAGGAACTGCATCAATTTTTACCAACGACCGCTACTAAACATTTTGCGAAGAGTATAAGATTTGATGACACAAATAATCAACTAAGTTATGTTCCAGTGACTGGTTCAGAATCAAATATTATTAAATCTACTGATAATTTCGCAAATAATATTATTTTGAAGCAAGGCACAATCACTTTGTTTGTGAGTGCAAATACAAATCCTACTCATAACACACACCCATTCAATACATCTGCACCTACAGTAACAGATTTTGTGCCAGATGCGAATGATGCAATAACAAGAAATTTAGAGGTTATAGAAATTACAAGAAGCGGTACGACCGCAACAGTTTTTACAAATTCAATACATGCTTTAAACATAGGCGACTCAATAAAAATAGAGGGTTGTAACGAAACCGATTATAATATTTCTGCAACCGTGCAAACTATTGTTGATCCATTTAGATTTACTTATGAAGTTGCAAATGAGCCTAGATCGCCTGCAACTCCTTTTTCGGGAAAAATTGAATTAAAGACAGGTGGTACTCCTGCGTTACAAGCAACCGCTTTTCAGGTTCGTTTTAGTCAATCTATGAATACGAGTACAATAAGTGTAGCAAATGCTTCACATTTTATCTATGCAAATGGCACTACTACAACTACTGGATATGATAAAACCGCCGCCACTATTCAATTGTCACATGATAATTTTGCTACATCAACCGGTTTAGTGAATTGCAAATCTATATCAGCAAATACTGGAAATTCATTGTTTACAATAGTTCCAGAAACACTATTACGTGGTAAATCTTATAAAATAAAAGTCACTACGAATGCCAGAGATCTCGGAGATACAAATACGGATGTAGATTACATCACAACTAATACTTTTTCAACTGGTACAAAAAGTTTTAATCCATCGACTGGTAAAGAACTTGTTTTTGTTGATAACATACCACCAAAAATAAGAAAAATAACATTAGGTTCAAATGTACTAGAAAGTTCAAATGTTGAAGAAATTTCTGCTCCGCCTACTGGTATAGCGGTAAATTTTACTGACAATTTTGTTGTTCAATTTAATGAATCTATGAACGTTGAAACGGTTAATGTCAATTCTACTAATACAGATCCTTTTGGTACAATACAAGTTTCGGCTGATGATTTTACGACAGTCATTCAAATGGATGCACAACCAGCCGTTTCAACAACAAGCGAAAGAAACGATACATTCACATTTCATCCAGAAGGTAATGTTTCGTCAAATGCAACATATGTTGTAAAAGTTACAAAAGGTGTTGCAGATGAATCACCAAATCAAAATTTTTTAGAAACCGATAATGTATCTTCTACGAAAACTCTAACTATTGGAAGTGCAACTGGATCATATACTGCAGGAGAAACAGTTATCGGTACAAGAACTGCAAGTACGAGGGCAAATAGCGGAGCCGTTACTCTTAATGAAACTTTATTAGGAACGACATCTTTGGCAAAAGGTATATTAAGGGCGCACACTCCTGGTAGTGGCACTCTTACATCAATAGAATATACCGAGATAGCAAGCGAAGATGGAACAATAAAAGAGTTTTTACCAGGTGAAGTATTAACAGGACTCACATCTGGTAAAACTATAACAACATCAAATGCTACTATAACGCAAGCCGCCTCTGGTGTAGTTTTAAATTTTACTGATCCAAGTCTAAGAATTAGACATTCAAATACTTCAATCGCTTTTGATACAACTGACGGTATTTTGACAGGTGTTACATCAGGTGCTAAAGGCACGATGACGGCAATAACTAATACTGGTTTTTCAACTCAATCGACTGCCTTGAGTGTAACATCTTTTGTGAGAGAAGAGGATAATGATATAGTTGAATTAAATACGACCAGAACAGGTATTGATCATGACTCAAATGTTATAATAAAATTTAGTCAAACTATGAATGCTGATACTATTATTGTAAATTCAACTGATAGTCAAGTTAATTCATCTGATACTGTTATATTTTCAAAAGATAGTAACTTTACAAATTGTGTGCCTCTTTTGGCAAGTCCAACAATATCTGAAAATGGAACAAAGTTTGAGTTTAAACCTGCAATACTTGCTAACACAAGTTTAAGATTATCACAACATGATTATTACTATGTTAAAGTTACAAGAGGAGCAAAAACGAAAGGCTCAAAAAACACCACCTCTGAATATACGTCTTCAAGTGCAAGAATAGGAACAGGATTATCTCCTGATTTTAAAGGTATAAACGCATCTGTATTTACCACAGACGGTACGGAAGTAATTTTGGGCACCGAAAATAATAATAGCAAAACCAGTTCTGCATCAGTTAATAGTCCAATAATTTTTCATTTTAGCGAGGCAGTAGATGTTTCACAATTTGCATCTGGTGCTGGTGCTGAAATATTGGTTGATGATTCCTCAGGTTTTGGTTCACCAGTAACAGTTACATTAGCAAAATCTGGTAGATTTGGAAATCAAATTATAGCAACACCATCATCTGCATTGAGTGCAGGAACACGTTATTACGTCAAAGCAAATTCTGGAGGATCAAATGATGGCGGACATGCCATATCTACTGCACAAGAATTTGGTTCTTTCACAACTGCATCATAAGGAGAATAATGGCATTAGTATCAGCAACATTAGCGAGTCAAATTGAAGCGGCAATGAAGGCCGCACAAGCAGATCCTACACCGGCGGCACAAACAAAGTTAGCACAAGATATGGCTACGGCAATCGATACATTTGTAAGAAGTGCAACTGTTACAACTGAAATTACTGGCACTGCATCAGGTGGTGTATGTACACCATCAGGTCCTGTGAGTGGAGCAATTGTTAAAGGATCAGGTATAGGCGCACCAAATGTAGGAATAAGTTAATGGCATTGAATAAAGCAAAATTAGCCGTTGATTTAGAAAACGCATTTAAGATTGCTCAAAATAATCCGTCACCAACTTCACAGACGGATATAGCACAGGCAATAGCAACCGCTATTCATACCTATTACATAGGTGCAACTGTTAATACGCTAATAGATGTTTGTGTGGCAAATGGAGGGGTTAATGCTAGTATACCACCACCATCAGGACCTACACCAGGACCAATAACCGCACCTGCCACCGTTAAAGGTGTGGCACTTGGCACACTTTCATAATAAATAATAATATGGCTACCGCAGATACAACAAGACAATACTACATTTCTCAAAGTGATAAATATAATTCATTTGATGATGTAGCAAAAGAATATTTAGATAAAAGATTAAAAGCGACACAATACGTAGACTTTGGTGTTAAATTTAACAAAAACCCAAATACAAATGATATTGCAATTTTGCGTGGGGACAACGCAGTAAAGCAGAGTGTTAAAAATCTAATTAGAACAAATAGATTTGAAAGATATATGAGACCAGATGTTGGATGTGATCTGACAAAACTATTATTTGAACCATCTAATCAAATTACGGAAATACGAATAAAAGAACTTATTGCAGAAACTATCAAAAATCATGAAAAAAGAGCAATACTCAAAAATGTTGATGTAAAGTCTGTCAGAGATGGATTAGGTTATGATGTAACAATTGTTTTTGCTGTAAAAGGAAGTGATAACCCAGTAACTTTTACGACTTTTTTAGAAACAAATCAAGGATAATTTATGGCATCTCCATCAAACTTGAAATTAACAGGACTAGACTTTGATGAACTCAAAGATAATTTTAAAAATTATCTTGCGACTCAAAATGAATTTACAGATTATGATTCGACTGGATCTGCATTTTCAGTTCTTCTTGATGTGCTTGCATATAATTCGCATTTAAATGCTTTCTATTTAAATATGGTTGCAAATGAGATGTTTTTGGATACTGCAATAAATAGAAATTCACTTATGTCCTTATCAAAAATGTTAGGATATTTACCAAAATCTAGAAAAAGTTCGTATGCAAATGTAACTATATCGGTAACACCTAATGACAATCCTTCAAACATAACCATAGCAAAAAATACAAGATTTAAATCTGAAATTAATGGTATTACTTTTACATTTGTTACAGATCAATCTTATTCGGCAGTTGCAAATGGAAATTCAACAGTTACAATTCCAAATATTAAATTGGTTCAAGGTGAACCATTGACATTTAGATATACTGCTAACACTTCTGATAATACAATAAAATATAAAATACCAAATACAGGTGTTGATACAGATTCAATAACTGTAACGTTACAAGAATCTGATGAAAACACTACTCAAAGTTCTTACACATTGGCTACAGATTTGTTAGATATTAATTCCACATCAAACATATTTTTTGTAGAACCTGATGCAGATGATACTTTTCAAGTCAAATTTGGGGATGGTATATTAGGAAGAAAAGAAAAGACAGGAAATATTGTCATTATAGGATATAATATAACAAATGGAACTTTAGGTAATGGTGCAAGAATATTCAGTCCAGTCTCTACCGTTGGAGGATATGCAGGCGCATCAGTCACTACTATATCATCTTCCGTTGGTGGATCGAATGAAGAGACAAATGATAATATAAGATTTAATGCACCAAAACATTATGAGGTGCAAAATAGGGCCGTTACTGCAAACGATTATAAAAGAATAATAACAAGAGAATATCCACAAGCAGAATCGGTAATTGTATATGGAGGTGAGAATGCTGATCCTCCTCAATTCGGAAAAGTGTTTATAGGTGTAAAACCTAAATCGGGTTTAGCGATCACAACATCCGTCAAAGATTTTATTAGAGATGTTTTGAAAAAATATAATGTTGGTTCGATAACACCTGAGTTTGTAGACATAGATTACATATATCCAATATTGACTTTGACAGTTAATTATGATTCACGATTTACAAATAAAACTACGTCTGTTCTTAGACAAGATGTTTTAAATTCTTTAACGTCTTATTCTACAAATGAATTGCAGGAGTTTTCAAAACAGTTGAGAATTTCAAAACTAACAAGAACCATTGATGATACAAATAATTCTATTGTAGGCAATGAACTTACACTGAAACTTAAAAAATCTTTAAATCCAACATTAAATCAGAAGTTAAATTATACAATTCGTTTTAGTAATCCTATTCATCATCCTCATGCTGGTCATTTAGGTGCAATCACATCAACTGAATTTACAATATTAGATGGTGAAAACATATCTAGAAGTGGTTGTAAATTTGATGATAAAGATGGGATAATTAGAATTTTTAGAATTGTCGATGGTAATAAAAAAATTGTTTATGAGAATCAAGGAACAGTTGACTATGATAAAGGTGAAATTCTTTTAAGTCTTTTTAATCCAACCGCATATGTAGGAGCATCATTAGATATTATTGTCAATCCTCAAAATCAAGATGTACAACCATTAAGAGAACAAGTCGTATTGATTTCTGAATCGAATGTCAATATAACTATGAACGATGTTTCGAGTGTGAGAACAGGTTTAATAACAGAAACACAAACCTCTACAACCACAACAACCACAACATCTGCAACATCATCTAGTTCAACTTATTAAAATGACTGAATACCTAACTGACGAAAAAAATAATAAGGTCATAAATTCTATTGTTCCTCTTTTGGAACAACAATTTCCTGAGTTTATTCGTGAAGATGCTCCAACTTTCATAAACTTTATGAAAGAGTATTACAAATGGATGGAGGCTAGTGAATTAAAAATAACAGATGTAATTCAGAACGAATATAGATTTACATTAGAAGATGATGATACAAATTTAGAATTGGAGGATGGTTCGAATCTTACTCTTGAAAGTACAAGAGAAACAACTAATACAAGTATTCTTAGTTCATTTGAAAAAAATGAAAAGATCGTAGGACAAACATCCGGTGCGGTAGGTATTGTTGACCGAGATATGACAACATCAAATACTGTAATTTATGTATCTGGATTAGAAAGAACAAAATTTTTAAGTGATGAAGTTATATTAGGTGATAACAATAGAACAAAAGCCACAGTAACATCATTCTCAAAAAATCCATTATTTGCTTCTAAATCTCTTTTAGCAGAAAGAGATATTGATTTAATTGACAATAATATAGTTGATTTATTTCAAAAAGAATTTGCAACAACATCAGATACAAATATTATAACAGAGAAAAGAGATTTTTTCAAACGAATTTTTAATCTGTATAGATCAAAAGGTACTGAATATTCTTATGATTTATTTTTTAAATCTTTCTTTAACGTACAAGATCTTGAAGTTTACAGGCCAAAAACGGATTTATTAAAACCTTCTTTTGGTGATTATAGAAGAGAGAAAACTCTTAGAGTTATTACGAGTGATACTAATGATAAATTTGAGTCAAGAATAATTACAGGTCAAACATCTTCTGCAAGTGCCACAGTTGATAGAGTAGAAAATTTTCAATCTGGTGCATTGACAGTAACAGAATTGTTTTTAACAAATATTGTGGGTACGTTTGTGGTAGGTGAAAATATTGTGTCATCTGAATTTGAAGGCACAACAGGAAGCGGTACCGCACAAGGAGTTATAACAAACATTAATATTACAAGTGCAGGTACGAACTATAAAGTTGGCGACACCGTTACGATTACTGGAGGTGGTGGACAAGATGCCGCCGCTAGGGTATCTCAAATTGGAACTGGTGCTATTACAGGTTTTACAATTTTTGATGGAGGTGATGGTTATGTAAACACCGCAGTATTGACTGTAAATAATTTTGCTACTGGTGGTACAGGTGTATCTGGTGATGTAAGTAATATTGCTCATACGTTTACTTTTTCAATTAACGAAGACATTATCGGCAATTTTACTACTGTGGTTTTTAATGATGCTAACTATAATTTGTCTGGACAAGAAACAACATTAAGAACTACAAGATTAGTTGATGCATTTGGTTTTTCTGCTCTTCAAATTGGTTCGATAGCAAATGTGAGAGCAACTGGATTAGGTTCTGGATATGAATTGTCTCCGATAATATCAATCGTTCAAGATAATATTGTAAAATTTAATGATCCTGCGGTTGGTATAATTAACTTAAATGATGATCCTGATTCAATTTCAGAAACTAATGCTATATCAGGTACATTTACGACTGGTGAACGTATTACATCTAATTCAGGTAATAAGGTAGGAACATTTCTAGGTTTAGTGAGTAATACTTCAACCTTAAGTGATCCATCAAGATTTCGAGCAAGACCTGTTTTATACACTGGCACTTTTGGTGTTGGTCGAAATGATTTAACAATTAATACTTCAAACTATATCAACTCTACTATACCTACAGTTTATGACATACAATTTAACACACCTACTGAAACTGCTGGTTTAGAAGACACAAACACATTTGTTTTTCGTAGAGGCATAAATGCCGCCAGTGTAACAGAATCAACAAATACAGATACAACTATTCAATACACCTCTACAT